TTGTCCGGGATCGTGCCGGGGTATTGTCTGATTACTGGCGCTGTCATAGCGTTTCCACTTCAAGTTGTACTTTTGTTATGCCGCGCACGTCTGCGACTGTCTGGCACGAACTGACAAAACCATATGCTAAAAATTCAGGATTGTCATCAGGTCCGGCGAACACCGCTGCCACGCCGTCCAAATCATTGATTGTTCGCCAGAAAGGGTTGGCATTGTAATTATCCAAGTGAACACGATAGCCAACGCGCGATGCAGGTGTGCGGCGCAACAGCGATGTAAGCGTGCCTTCGGTTTTCTTTACGGAGCGGCTGCGCAGGCCCCGCGTAGATGCCACCTCGACAACGCCGTATGCGTCAGCCAAGCCCATCGCAATCGTGCCTACCGCCGCCGGCGATCCCGTGTTTGTGATTGTGACCACAACAGTTGCGCCGATTGGGATGTTGAGCTCAAAATTGGCATACGTACGCTCCAAAGACTGAGGCGCAAAAAACCACCGGAAAAACGATCCTTCGTATGGCGTCGCGTCGGGCACCTCATACGTCACGTCCGCAACGTCGCCCGCCGTGTTCAGCGTGCCGACGATTGTGATCTGTGTGGCACGCAATCCAAAGAAAGCCATTGCCGACAATCGCGGCAAGCCGATAAGGGTGTAAGTGATGCTGTCAGCGCGTTCGGTTATCGTGTCAACAATGCGAAATTGATCCGCGCCGAATTGCAGATCGAACGCCGCGTAACGATTGGCCGGTCCAGCGTCAAACCATTCAGTGGACCCGGCAAGACCCGGCTGTTGCGTTGTGCTGGCAGCTGACACCTCGAACAGCCGTTCACCAACCCGCCGAACCGTGCCCAGCGTGTACGTGCCAGCCGTCCATGCCGTTTCAAGCGCAACGTTGGTGCTGTCGATGTTGGTTTCCGTTATCGCAAAAGGCTCAATGATCCGCAGCGTCATAAGGTTTGCTCCAGTTGGAAGGCCAGCGTATCGTCTGCCGCGTCTGCACCGCGTCCAGTGTTGCCTGCCGTAATCTCAGACGTGGACACAAGCCGCTCCATCGACACATTAAGCGCCCGCAACTCCGCGCGCAACTCCGCATCAGATTCGCGCGGCGTGAATACCTGACCGTTATTGGTCCGTGACATCGCCCGCACGAAGTCCTGACCGGTTGCGAATAGGTCCTCGTTCAGGCTGTTGGTGAATGCGTTAACGGCCTTGGCAGCATCCTCAGCGGCAAACACTTGGGCCAGCAGCGCCTTGTTAAGCTCGTTTGTGGCGTCCATTTCGCGGGCGCGAATGCGGGCCGTCAACTCCTCGGTCTTGCCCTGCGCCTGCAATAAACGATCCGTCAAGGCCACGCGGTTAGCCGCCACCGCAAACAGCTCGTTCATGCTGGTAATGTGAGGCACAAGGTTCGCCAGGCTGTCGCCCATGCGCGTAAATTCTTCTGTGATTGCAGCCGCGCGCGCCGCCTCGTCTAGACCTTTAAGGGACAACGTAAAGTCATGCGTAAAGCCATCAAAAACATCAATCGAAACACCAAGCGATTCAGTGGCACCTATGACGCTTTCACGGATGCCGAAAACCGCCGCCTGCAATGGTGCGCCGTCTGCGCCGGATATTGCGCTGGACACAGTAGAACGTCTTTTGCGCAAACCCCAGAATCGACGCTTTTCAATTTCCTTGAACGATTCGAACATGGCGTTTTCCATGTCGATCGTTGCGCTGATTCCGCTGTCGATGGTTTTTGTCTTGGATTTGAAAAATGAGAACACAGCCGCCGCTGCTGCAACGAATGGCAAAGCCGCGCCCGCAGCCGTTGCGAAGCCAGCCAGACCGCCCATAGACAACCCGCCCGAGATTGCGCCAAGGCCCGCCTGTGCTGCACCGCCAAGGCCACCAGCCATCAATCCATTGCCCACCACTGACAACCCAGACCCAAACGCACCTGCAGCCCCTGTGAGACCCCCAAGGATACCGCCACCGCCCACGGCACCCGCAACGCCGACGCCGACCCCACCAATGCCCATCGCCAATTTTATCGGGTTCATCAGCGCATATTTAATCATATCCATGATTGTGCGTTTGAATATGTCGAGAAGCCCGGCCATACCGTTTTTCATGCCGTCAAGAACGTAGTCTAGCGCGGCTGTAATGCCGCCCGAGAATGTGGTGGCAAATTCACCAGCCGCGCCTTCCGCGTCACGCAATTCGTTTGCTATTTTGGCAATGCCGCCAGCCGCGCCGCCGCCACCCGAACCACCACCCGATGCGGCGGTGATAGCGTTCAACGCGCTTGATGCGCCTGTAATATTTATTTCAACTCTGCTTGATTCATCGGCTAGGTCCGCCATAATTTTAGTAAGTCGCTCAGTTCTTGCGGCTGATTCTGCCGCTGCCGCGTCAAATCGTGGATCACGAGGGTCAAAGATAACAGGCTGAGCCGCCTGAGATGCCGCGCCCAGTAGCCCCATCATTTGCATCGCCGCGTGCAGTGATATGCTTAACCTTTCGGCAAGTGCCTGAGCGCCCGCAACAGCGCTGGAAAAATTGATGTCGCCCGCAGATGCCGCAAGACGGTCAGATAAACTAACCCCGCTCACAACTTCACCGTTAAATGATATCATCCCATTTTCGGCGTCCATCAAAGCAGCCTCAATAGATTTAATGTTTGCCTGAGATTGTTCTTGCGCAGCCACCTGCTCGTCTGAAAGAAAGTCCATTTCCGAAAGCGCAGCATTGATGTTTTTTTGCTGGCCCAAAAGATCAATTAAGCCCGACTCTAAATCACGAACAAGGCTCACTTGATCGGTATTAAATGCCTCACCAAATTCATCCATGTATTGGATTTCTTCGCCTGTCAGTCTGTTCCGCGCGGCTGTAAGTGCAGACTGAGCGTTGGCGATGTCGATCAAAACGCTATCGGCCCCAAGTTCTTGCCGCGCCATTGCCTCGTTCTGGCTTTGCATAGCCGCGACATCTTCAAGCCGCGCCCGTGCGCTTTCAAGGTTCACCCGTGCGCTTTCAACAGTCATAATGTTGCCGCTGCTTATACGTGTTGCCAAAAGCGCGGATTGCGTAATCTGGTCCCCCATTGCGATTGTGGAGTTGTCGATTGCCAGTTCGGTTGCATCCATTGCTGATTCAAGATTATTCGCTTCCTGCGAAATTCCAAAAAACGCAAGCGCCATTTCTTTTGCCCTTGAAAACCCGTCAACCAAGGCCGTTAAACCGCGCGTCAGTCCAGTTATTGCCTGCACAACCCCACGAATAACCGCAGTCAAACCCGCCTCCCCTAAAGCGAGGATCAGCCCAGACAGAGTTGATTGCATTGTTGCGATGTCGCCGCCCAGGTTGTCACGCATGGTATCAGCCATGTCAGCCGCCGCGCCTTCTGCGTTGCCCAACTCGTCAGTAAATGTCCGAAGTTGATCCGCGCCCTTGACCAGCACAAGCGCCCCCGATGCCGCCTCGCGACCAAAGATCGTCATAGCGTCTGCGGTGGACAGTCCTGCACCCTGTAGCCTGACAAGCACGTCTGATAGGCTGTTGGTCGCAGGGTCCACGTCACTGATCGCAATCCCCAACCCATTCAATACTCTGGTTGCCTCGCTCGTTGGACCCGCCAGCGCCGCCAGAACGCCACGCAATGCCGTGCCTGCCCGCTCGCCCTGTATGCCTGCGTCGGACAAGATGCCGATTGATGCAGCAGTGCCTTCCAGATTGACGCCAAGCGCCGCCGCAATAGGGGCAACCGTGGACATAGCGCCGCCAAGCTGTGACACGTTTGTGTTCGAGCTGGACGCCGCCGCCGCCAGCACATCAGACACACGTGCAGCCTCAGCCGCCGCAATACCGAAACCTGACATAATGTTAGACGCCGTGTCGGCTGCCGCAGCCAAACCAAGACCGGACGCGGTGGCAAGATCAAGCACGGCGGGAATTGCAGCCATGCTTTCCGCAGCGCTAAATCCAGCCTGAGCCAGAAACGTCAGACCGTCAGCCGCTTGGCCCGCGCTGAATTCAGTGGTTGCGCCAAGTTGCTTGGCAACATCGCGCATCCCTTCAAGTTGAGATGTTGTTGCGCCTGAAATTGCGCCAAGTTTTGAAATGCTCGTTTCAAACTCACTGATGGTGCGAACAACCGCACCGAAAGACGCCATCGCGGCAAGCGCCCCGGCAAGCGCGACCCCGACAGCGCCAAAACCACGTTTGGCAGCAGACCCAACACGATCAGAGGCTTTTTCTGCCTTCTCGCCCTCTTTCCCGAATTCGCGCAGATCGCCGCTGGCCTTCCGCACGTCCGTGCTGTCAACCTTCAGCCCGACCGATGCCATGTCATCCATGCGGATTACTCCCTAAACGGCTGCGGTGTGTTTTTACCATTCGACTCGAACAATTCACTTGCGTAAACCCCGCTCATTTTTTGCAGCCATTGCGCTTCGTCGCCTTCAAACCTCAGCCCCACATTTGCGGCCCACGCCTGAATTTCTAAATGGGACAGGGCCACCGGCCCCATCCCGCCCTGCATGACCGGCCCGACATCCATCAACCATTCCGCAAGATAAGCACGAAATGGGAGTTCAGGAAAGTCCGGTTCTTCATTTGCCCGCTCCAAAAAACTCCAACGCGTCTGCTTTATGTCCTTTGGCTGTGCGCATAACCATGCGTGTTGTCGTGCCCAGAGGCAAAGCGCATCTAGGCTTGTGCGAAAAAATTGGCACGGTCCTTCAAGAACTCAGTCACTTCGTCAAGGATCGACGGATATTTCCGGTAAATGGCGAACGCCGCGTCTTCCGAAAACCCCACCGGCTTGCCGTCAAGGCTCAGGTTTTCCCACCCGATTGTCTGGTCGACGGCAGCTTGAACAATCCCCTCTTGACCTTCATCAATCACGGCCCCGATTTGCGCCGGACTCATTTTGGCAAAGTCCATCTTGCCGCCGCGCCGCTTGAGAATA